GTTACTTGAACCTTTCCCCGAGGAATCTACGCCTATATGGCATTAAGAGATAAATCATATTATTGTGAGGAACTCTTATACAGTATAAAGACTGGGTAGAATTATCTGCTCCCCTCCGTAAGGAGTAAAGAGAGATAGATTTCTTTATATCCTAGCTTCTGATATATATCTTATAATTAGATGCGATAAATATGAATTGTTCTTAGTTCAACTGAACTTAGATTCAATTATACTTAAAGCCTCTTAATGATAAAATGTTGATATAGAATTAACTAACCGTGAGGGTCTATTTATAGATCCAATACCCGAGAGTAAATCTCTCTGATTATGAATATATTAACAGACTTACCATCTCATTAATACTCTTGGTATAATTTGTCTAACTAATTAGGCCATAACTAAGCCATATCTATTTCTACCTTTATATTTAAGATAGAGTCAGATAGACTAGAGACCTAACTACTATTATGAAATTTTCATTCATAAACTATGGTCCGCGTAACTTTGATTTAATCAGTATGATTAATCATATTAATTGGATTAGAGCTTCAGGTAGATATGTTCTTCGTGATCCTAGTAATAAAGGTTTACTACTATATCTGGAAGAGAAACAATACACTAAACTTTTAGATGTATCATTATCTAATGATATCCACTTAGAAGTCATAGCTACTCCAGATGATACGGAAGAAACCGTAAAATCTAGGTATATCGATCAACCAAGTGTTCCTAAAGGAACACCCAACCTGGATGATTGGGTATCTAAACGATCTCAATTATTTTCACACACGGATGGATGGGATATAAAACAATCTATGATAGATTTCGAAAGAAATTTCGAACTATTCTTTCCTAAATATTACAGAGATGTAATATCATGGTTAGGATTGCGATATAGTGCCTTCGCCTATAAAAATGTAAGAAAATTTTCTTCATTTATGGAGCGGATCCGCGCTTTTAGAGGGATTAACCAAGTTATTCTCATTCTAAAAATTCAAGCGATAGTAGTACTACAATATATTCAGGTACTAGACTCAAATCTACACAAGAATTGGGTCAGAGAATCCGTTTAATTAACGGATTACCTAAAGCTTTACCTCCTTATTTAAGAACATTCATTAGAAATAATGATATGCCAAAAATAAGAGTAATTTTAACATTGCTTCATTCCTATAAAGGTTTCTCCGGAAAATACGGAGTACCTAGTTTTGATAGTATTAGTGCTCCTAGATTTGATATCATTAATGATTCAATTTTAGGGAAACTACCTTCTCCTTGGAGTGAGGTAGAAACTAATGTTCCAATTTTTTGGAAAAATATCAATCCTAAAGGAATTAAACCTACTTTAATTGCGCATATGGATAATGTTCCATTTCCGCTTACTGCAGGTCCAAATAGCTCTGTATCATTCCTTGGTTCTCCTTGGGATGCGTTATCTATTGCATATAATAAATCCTCTAATTTAGAAGATTATCATAATGCATTAATAGCACATTCAAAAAGAACAGGTGAGTTTTGCAATCCAACTTCTATGGTATATCCATTTATGTTAACTGTTGCATCTCGTTTCAAATCTGAAATTGAGAAAGGCTTGGTTACATATGGGACTTTCCTTAGAAGTTCTATTTATAAAACTCTCATTGTTGAAGGATTAGTTCCTCTTCCTGGTTTAATCTCGGAATATCCGGGTTTAAAAGGAAAAGAACTTATTTCCAAAATTAATGAAATTAATTCTGAAATTCCTTTAACATGGGAATGGGTATCTTCGGAGATTATTCCCCGATTATACACTGGTAAGTTAGCTATTAAATTAGAAGCTGCCGGTAAAATAAGAGTTTTTGCTATTTCAGATTTCTTCACTCAGTGGATTATGAAACCTCTGCATAAATCAATTTTTGATTTATTAAGAGATCATCCTTCTGATGCTACTTTTGATCAAATTGGTAAAGTTGAACAATTTCAATCTAGAAATTATTCTTTTATTGCCTCTTATGATATCAAAAGTGCTACAGATTTAATACCTATTCAATTATATGAAAAAGTATTGAGTCACTGGTTAGGTGAAGATACTGCTTTAGCTTGGTCACAATGCCTGACAAATAGAACATATTTATATAAATATGTGGGAGCCGATAAAGATTTACATCTTTCTCGTCATACCTATACTAGAGGTCAACCAATGGGATCCTTATCCTCTTGGGCATCGTTAGCTTTAGTTCACCATTTCTTAGTTTTTCTTGCATCTAAAAGATGTGGAATACATAATTTTGGAGACTATTT